CCCTGTTACCCTCGTTAGTATCGTAGTTCCAAACATCTACAGAAAAGGTTACCTGTCTTGTTGGACTTGGGAATGTTCCTGTTTGCTGAATATAGATGCCTGCAGTGTAAGATCCCTTAAGAGTACCATTAATTGCAATTGGAGATGCTCCACCAGTATATACGGTATTGCTTGCCACTACGTTGGACCATCCTGCAGCACTATCAAATGTACCGTTCTGAACCACGTTTTGAGTAGTGGTCTGAGATGTTCCTGGAACCAATACCTCTGTAGCCTGGTATGCAGCAAGTGCTTCGTTATATGCAACTTGGGCTGCGTCTCTAGCCTCAATGGCTGCTGAAACGCTGTCTGTGGCTGTCTCAAGGGCTGCAGTGGCATCTAGAACCTCTTGCTGTGCCAAAACTAGGGCAGCCTGAGCCTCTTCTAAGGTCATTTGGGTAGCATGAGACGGCGTAGCAAGGAATAAGCTTCCAAATGCTAGAAAAATGGATAGTAAAAGTCTTGGGGTCTTTTTAATTTTGGGGTCTCCTTGTTAGCCATTAAGACTAACAAAACAATTATAGCATTATTTACAAAAGAAAAAGGAGGGCTTTCGCCCTCCCTCTCTTTATTTAACTAGAAGTCCCAGTCATCATCCTCTGTTGCTTCATGCTTTGCAATCACATAGGAAGACCCAGAACCTGAGAAGAAATCGTGGTTCTCGTCAGAGTTTGGAGATAACGCACTCAGAATTGCAGGATTAACATCGCAAACCTCTTTAGGAAATAGTGCATCAAAGCCAAGGTTCATCAGAGCCTTGTTTGCGTTGTAGTGCAAAAACTTCTTTACGTCTGCAGTCAAACCTATCTCGTCATATAGATCTGCAGTGTACTTAATCTCATTGTCATACAGCTCCATCAGAAGGTCGTAGGTATAGGTCCTCAGCTCTTCCTGGCGTTCTGGAGTTTCCTCATTGAATGCTTGTTGGAACTTGTAGCCAATGTAGTAACCATGTACCGCTTCATCACGAATAATCAAACGGATTAGGTCTGCAGTGTTTGTCAACTTAGCACGACTTGACCAATACATTGGCAAGTAGAACCCACTGTAGAACAGGAATGACTCTAGCAATGTAGAGGCAGCCTTACGCTTTAGTGGATCGTCTCCTCTGTAGTATCCTAAAACAATCTCAGCCTTCTTCTGAAGGTATGGATTATCTTCTGACCAGCGGAAAGCATCCTCAATCTCCTGTGTAGAAGTTAGCGTAGAGAATACGCTTGAGTATGATTTAGCATGTACTGATTCCATGAATGCGATGTTAGTAATAACTGCTTCTTCATGCTGTGTACGTGCATCTGGAATGAGAGACATGGCTCCCACTGTACCCTGGATTGTATCAAGCATGGTTAGGCCAGTGAAGACACGCATGGTGAGCAACTTCTCGTGGTCTCTTAATGTAGACCAAGACTGAATGTCATTGCTTAGTGGCACCTTCTCAGGTAGCCAGAAGTTGGCTGTAAGCCTATTCCAAACCTCTAGGTCTACCTGGTCTTCTAGCTTGTTCCAGTTAACTGGTCTTGTTACAACTGACATGATACGCATCCCTCCATCTCGGTTCCATCTAGTGCATTCTGTCTAATACGGATATAGTAAATTGTCTTAATACCCTTCTTCCATGCATAAATCTGAGCCTTGTTGACATCACGAGTGGTCGCAGTATCCTTGAAGAATAGTGTCAAAGACAGTCCCTGGTCAACGTGCTGGGTTGCAGCAGCATAGACATCAATGATCTTCTCTGGACCAATCTCGTAGGCATCCTGGAAGTACTCACGGTTGTCGTTAGTCAGGTATGGTGCTGGGTAGTAAACACGACCCATCTTTCCTTCCTTGCGGATCTCAATCTGAGAAGCAATAGGGTGGATAGACGATGTTGAGTTATTGATGTATGAGATCGAACCAGTTGGCGGAACAGCCTGAAGGTTTTGGTTGTATAGACCATAAGCCATTACATTCTGAGCAAGAGCCTTCCAGTCTTCCTGACTTGGAACGACCACGTTGGCATTTGTAAATATCTTGGCAACCTTATCAGTCTTTGGCTTCCATTCCTGAGCAATGTACTTAACAAAGAATGTCCCATCAGCGTACTTGGAGTTCTTGAATCCATCGAATGGCTGCCCTGTTTCCATTGCCATCCTATTTGATGCAAGCAGTGCATAGAATAGCACAGTATAGAAGTAGATGTTGGTGAAGTCAATTGACTCTTCATCACCATAGTGCATCTCTTCCTTACCGAAGTATCCATGTAGGTTCATCTGACCTAGACCGATAGCACGTGACTTCTTGTTGCCCTCAGCGATTGACATAACCGAATCAATGTATGACAAGTCTGCTACTGATGTTAGTGCCTTGATTGCAACCTCTACAGTCTTTCCAAAGTTTGGAGACTCCATAGCCTTGGCAATGTTTAGTGATCCTAGGTTACATGAGATATCCTTACCAATGTCCTTGTATGACAGGTCGTTGTTATAGGTGGTAGGTGTGTTTACCTGTAGGATTTCAGAGCATAGGTTGGACATGTTGATTCTACCCTCAATTGGGTTGGCATCGTTAACTGTGTCTTCATACACAATGTATGGATACCCTGACTCAAACTGAAGCTCTGCAATACGCTCAAATAGCTCACGAGCCTTGATCTTTGACTTGCGAATGCGAGCATCGTCAACCATCTCCTGGTACTTCTCAGTAACCGAGATGTCAGACATTGGCACTCCATAGACACGCTCAATGTCGTATGGTGAGAAAAGATACATGTCTTCATTATTCTTAGCAAGTTCAAGAGTGATGTTTGGAACAACCACTCCAAGGCTAAGAGTCTTGATACGGATCTTCTCGTCAGCGTTTTCACGCTTGGTGTCTAGGAAACGTAGGATGTCTGGGTGGTGAGCGTTTAGATAAACAGCACCTGCACCCTGACGAGCACCTAGCTGGTTGGCGTAGGAGAATGCATCCTCAAGCATCTTCATGACTGGAATGACACCAGAAGACTGGTTTTCAATCTTCTTGATCGGTGCACCAAGTTCACGTAGGTTGGTTAGGTTTAGAGCAACGCCACCACCACGCTTTGAAAGCTGGAGTGAGGAGTTTACTGCACGAGCGATTGACTCCATGTTGTCTTCTACACGTAGTAGGAAGCATGAGACATACTCTCCACGCTGCTTACGACCTGCGTTTAGGAATGTAGGAGTCGCTGGCTGGAACCTGCCTGTAATGATTTCTTCTACTAGGTCACTAGCAAACTGTTCATCACCACGTGCAAGCATCAATGCGTTCATGACGACACGATCTTCAAATCGTTCTAGGTAACGCTCACCATCAAAAGTCTTCAGTGCATACTGAGTATAGAACTTGTATGCTCCAACAAATGTTGGGAAGCGGAACTTGTGTCCGTATGCCTGCTTAAATAGTTGCTTAGTGAACTCAAATGAATACTGGTCAAGGATTTCCTTTTCGTAGTATTCATGCTCTACTAGATAGTGTAGCTTTTCCTCAAGGCTGTGAAAAAACACTGTATTAAGATTGACGTGGTCTAGGAAGTAAGCTCTGGCTGCTTCCTTGTCCTTGTCGAATTGAATCTTTCCTTCTGATGACCATAGATTCAGCATGGCGTTTAGTTCGTGATAACTGTAATTATCCATTTAGTTTTTCCAACCTCTCCTTAACTTTGGTAACGTCTTCGGGCGTTCCAAATATTTCTACTCTGGCTATTATTGGGACACCAGTTTTCCCTGAGATCATCTCTGCAGCTTTACAGTAATGCTCTCCGAAGTTTGTGTTTCCAAATCCAACCACTCCCTCAATCAAGTTCCTGTTCTCAGGAATGTTTAAAAAGTGTCGAACCTGTCTGGGGATTGCAGATGACTCTGCACCCCCTCCATAAGTAGGTACAAAAAGAATGTACCGATTATCAACGATAGTGGGATTATCAACATCCCAAGCAATAGGAATCCTAATAGCATTTATACCTAATTTTTCTACGAATCGTTTTGTGTTCCCCGAATAATTTGAGAAATATACAATATCTAGTGACATCTATTTTAACTCCTTTTTTTAATCTGGGGATAGAAAAGGGAGAGAGCCGAAACCCTCTCCCTAATCAATTTTACCACGGTTACTTTAGAAGTGCAACCTTAGCCTTTGGGAACTTCTTGTTCCACTTAACAGCAAGTGCGTTGTACTGCTTCTTGTTACCCTCAGCCTTGGCCTCAGCAAGAGCCAACTTTGCAGTTAGATCTGCAATGGTTGCCTTAGCAATAGCAAGCTCTGCATCCTTCTCTGCTACAAGAGCAGCAAGGTCTACAACCTTAAGGGTTCCACGAACGAAACCAGTAGGAGCAGTAAGACCAGTAACAGCAGTTGCTACAGTAGCAGTTGCAATTAGGTCATACGAACCAACAGCAAGACCAGCAAGCTCCTTGACAGCGGTGCCATCAGCAGTTGTGGTGATTGAGTGGGTAGCAGTTGCAGTTGCAGAAACAACCTGGAGTGCTACAGCAGAACCAGAAACAGCGTTACCAAATACGTCAGTGCCAGTAACAGTTACCTTTGCGGTAGTTCCTAGAGCAGCAGTTGGTGCATCCACCTTAATGGTGTTGAGAGCACCAGCAGTACCCTTGACATAGTAAGTGGTAGTTACGCCATCGGCAGTAACAACAACAGTTCCAGTCTTGGTAGTCTTAGTGAACACGAAGATGTCTGCGGTGGTACCAGTGCCAGTTGCAATGGTAACAGTTGCTGAACCAGAAGAAGCAGTTGCTCCAGCTAGGCTGGTAAGCAATACTGCGTCAGTAGCAGTTGCTACAACGTTGCTTCCAGTTGCAACGCTAGTAAGAGCAATCTTAAGAGCGTCTACTGCATCTACAGAGTTATCTGCAGGTACAGGAAGTGCTACAGCATTTGCAGCAGTGGTTGGTGCGGTTGAAACGGCAGTACCGTTAACAGTTAGAGCTGCAGATGCAGCGTTAGCAGGAACAGCTACGAGAGTGGTTGCTGCTAGTACCACTGCAGAGGCAATGGCAATTAGTGGCTTCTTAAATGAAGTCATGTTTTATTTCTCCTTATATTATTAGTTAGATTAGATCGAACCCAGCCAAATATTCTTTAACGTCTTTCGGCATAGGTTTATATTCTATCACATTATTGGTAGCCTTGTCAATAGGCTGCTTTGGTCTATCTCTAAAGGTATGAATCTCTACCTCAAGGTTTTGGTTTTTAGGGGTATGTGATATTGCCCCAAAGATAGCACCACACACGGCATCCGCTAAGTCCTTAGAAGACTTACGTGGGTGGTCTACCCTATTCTGCTTTACGATTTTTAGTTCTGTTAGTTCTTCAAATAGAAGATCAATTGCTGGCATAATAAGGCGATCTTCATAGACAAGCATCGCCATATCCTCGTAGTGTTTCTTTGCAACCGAAACAGTCTCAGTTCTCATACCCACCTGTTTCAGCTCATTTTGAATATCGAATGACTGCCAACGGTCAAACGATACCATTCCTATATTGAATCCTAATCGTCTTAGGTTTTGAATCCATTGCTTTACTTCCGATAGGTTGACAGGGCCTTCCGTTCGTGGCTCCCACCAAGCTACCGCATCAACTACAACGATAGGCATTACCTGCTGATAATCTCTACCGATCTGAATACTGACCCACTTGTCTACGTGAGCAATTGCAACAGCACACTTGTCGTGCTTCTGTGCAAGGTCAGCGTGGACGTAGTAAGTCTTATCTGGATCTGGAGTAAAGGATGTATCAAATCTTCTGTATTGGTCTAGCGGATTGCGAATGCTCATAGCACTGCGAATCTTGTCTTCTTGTCTGAAGAATCTGTCCGACGAGAATGTAGGGACACATGCAAAACGCTGCATAGCATCTCCCATATCTGTAAAGAATGCTAGCTTAAAGTCATCGATCTTACGAGTTGGATTCACTACCCACGTTGGTCGCTTAAGTGCAAACATTCCTGGATACTTATAAGAGATGATTGTGTCTTCATCCCACTCAATATCAAGGTAGTTCCCCTCTTGGTCTTCTGGTAATTCTGGATTCATAACAAACCTGTGATACTTTGTTACTACTTCTTTGTCTGCAATTACAGCATCGTATCTTGTGGAAATAAAGTCGCCAGGGAAACGAGGGAAGGATAGAAGTGCTACCTTGCCTAGGTCTGGAAAACGAGAGTCAACAGATGCACGGAAAGCCTTATAGATGTTATCTGCAGTCTTACCCTGGTCGTTACCAGTACCAATCTCAGTAGCGAAACCTGAAATCTCGTCAAGTACCGCAAGAAGTAGGTTAAGACCCTCGTGAGACTCACGCTCAGAGTGACCAGAATAAACTGTAACAGAGTGATCGAACTCAATGCTTTCTGCCTTAGCGTTAAACTTGCCAGCAAACCATGGAGATCTTTCGATCTTGGTCTTAAAGCCCTTAAAGAAAACGTTCTTCGCCTGCTGTGCGTTAATAGCAACGTTAATGATATCAATAGCGTCACCAGATGGCTTGCCGAAGTATCGTGCTGGGTCTTTGAGGCAAAGCAGCTTGTACACAATGTACGCACAGGCTACGGTAGACGTAAAGTCCTTACCAGAACCCTTACCAAGCTGAAGAATAACTTCATTCTTGGTATACTTGTTGTAGTATCTGCGACCCTCAGTGTCACCCATTAGCTCAATAAGATCCTCAAGCTTGTAGATTTGAGACATGGCCTCAACAATGTCGTACTGCACCTGTGATAGAGGTGGCTGTCCTAGATACGCTTCGCCCTCAACAAATGTCTTGGCATCCACTGGACGCTCTGCAAAGTTGTCGGACTTAAGTGCTTCTAAGAAATCATCAAACATCGTTGCCAACCACCACGGTAATTACTTCTTTATCCTTGGATGCTTCTGACAGTCTACGCATAATCTTGTCTCGTACCTCTGGATGTTCTGCAGCGATATCCTTTAGAATACCCACCAAGATTTCCTGACGGTTCTCAATAGCGATCATCTCTTCGGCAAGCTCCT